AAAGGCGAAGTCTCATCTTGCACAGACTGAGGCAGAAGCAAAAGCAGAGATAATGAAGACTGCCGCTACCCATGATAGTAAGTGGGAGCTTATCATGGCGGAGGGTACAAAAAATAGTTGGAAAGACGAGCTAGTCACAATTATTATATTGGTGCCTGTGTGTTTAGTCTTCATTCCCGGCATGGAAGATGTGGTTAAGAATGGCTTTGACAGATTGAATGAATTACCAGAGTGGTATCAGAACGTCCTATATGTTACAATTCTAGCAGCGCTTGGACTCAAAGGCGTAGATAAGTTTAAGAAAAAATAATGTGGTGCAAAGAAGATTTAACAACTGAAGAGCAGGCTAAGAAGAACCATGACCGCAGCAATGGAAAGAATTTTAGCTTGGAAGTTACTTCCCCGGATAATGATGATTATGATGTCAATATCCGCTTGGCGGGTAGTGGAGTGGTTTATGACCCTTCCTAGCCCAACAATTGAACAGTCTGCACTGGTTAGTGTAGTAACAGGAGCCATGACCGGCGCGTTTGCTGTATGGCTAGGCCACGAGAAATAGGACATTTATCATGACAGGTGCAGGCGGCAGACCAAGAATCCAGCAGATGGCGGATGACTTAGGTATTTCATATAAAGAAGCTAAAGCACTTATGGCTGAAAGCCGTGAGAATGTTTCTCCAGCGGTTGCCCGTGTTCTTAAAGGCTTTAACAGAGAAGGTGCAGACCGCATTGCACAAGAGGATACAAAGATGGTTTTAAAACGTAAAGATGGTGGAAGCACCCCGTCTCCAGAAATGCCAGCAGAGGGTTTAGCAAAGGCGCGTTTGCGGAACAAGATGCGCAAGCAGGGCATGGATGACAATCAGATCGACACGATATTTAAAAATCCTAGCCTCATGGGTAAAGAGCATCCTATGAACAAAGAGAACAATAGACTGAAGCGCCGTGGTGATGACGAGAAAGTTGTTGAAGCTAAAGACGGCAAGTACATGTCACATGGCGGCAGCTGTGGATGCATGGAATGCGGCGGCGAAACTGTCCGTGGTATGGGCAGAGCGTATCAGGGTTCAACTCGTTCAGTAAAGATTAGATAGATGAGTATTGAAGACGAAGACGTATCGACATCCTCTCAGTATAGCGGCGGCTATGATGAAGTTGGAGTAACCACTGGGATAGGTAACACCAGCGGTGGCGGGCAGGGTGGCGACAACACTATCAACGCTAACCAGTTTAGGTTGAACGGCGGTCCTAATAGCACAGTAATCACTAGAACCAAAGACCAGCAACAAAGGTTCCAAACTGGTGAAGACCGTATGGACCGTATGCGCGCCTTTGGTGGCGGTGATTATAGGAATAGCCCACAATACGCTGAGTACCTTTCCACAACGGGCAGAAGTGTAAAGAACCCATACGGGTCTTCAGGGGTCTCAGGTATCCTTGGTAAAATTTTTGGTGAAGAAAATATAAGCTCAACACTGGATCCCGCTCAAGCTCAGAAGGTCTTAGATGTTGGCTTTGACCGATACATGAACTTTGACCAGCAGAGCGATCTTGCGAGAAGCAGGGGGTTCGGCTCTTTGTTCGGCGGTGCAGTAGGCGAGCAATTAGCAAATAATCAGACAGTTGCCGAGCAAGTACTAACCCCTATGTCTACATCAGATATGGGCGCTAGACTAGGCGTGACGGCAATGGGTCTTGGTCCTGTTTTGTCTATGCTTCCAAGCACGGCAGGGCCAAACAGTAATGTAAACTTTATTTCCACAGGTAATCCAAACTACAAAGAAGCTCTTGACCCAAATGTTAATCCAGCCCTGTCATCAGGTATTATGGGTAACATTGGCAAAATGCTTGCCGGCGGCGTAGACCTGCGGGATGCTGGCGGCAGAGTTATGGACCTTGGTCGTAAGGGCCTTGATTCTCTTACAGAGCGGTTTGGCGCTAATAACTTAGAGGTTCCTGCTGGTGTGATGGGCAATCTATCTCCAGCCCCCGATGACTATGAAGAAAGCGTTGGCGCTACGTCTGATACTACAGGCATGTTTCGTGCTGGAGACCAATTTGTATCTACGTCAAAATATGAGCCGGCATTTATTACACAGGGAACCACCCCACAACTACAACAAGAATTAACAGAACTTGCCAATGACGATATTCTCAGAGGCCGAGATTTGATGGCAGATCAGATTACTCCTGCGGGCCTTCCCATTTCTTCTCCTGCGCCATATGAGATACAGTCCTCTCCAATGCTGGATACTCTTAGGGGCAGCGACGACCTATCATTCTTATCCGAACAGTTTACACTAACACCTTCTCAAATGATACTTAATGCACGGGAACTTAATCAAGATGTCGGACTTCCCGGTGGCAACTTAAAACTTGAGTATAACCCTGATACGAACACCAAAGGTATCAAATATAATGTACCCATAAACAGCCTGTTGCAGGCTTTCAACATAAGAACCTGAAGGATGCTAGGATGAGAATAGAAATTAAACTTATACCTGACGGTATTGACCCGGCAAAAGAAATTCAAGACGGCACTCCTGTTGACAAGATGGAGGACGCATGTCCTATCGCAACACAGGATATCGAGACTAACGAAGAGAATACTCGGTTTGCAATCAAGGACAATCAATATGGTCCTGCGATTAATCCCGAAGAAAGCTGCGGTGTTTGCGCGGCGTTTAATATTAGTCCTGAGATGCAGGAATGTATGCAGGATGAATCTGGCGAAGTGGGCTATTGTCAGATGCTAAAGTTTATGTGTTCAGCATCTAACTCATGTTCCGACTTCGCTCCCGGTGGGCCGATAGGCGGAATGGATGAGTAATGGATATATACGAGCTTATAACAAAATATAATAAAGTCTTGCACAATCACATAGAAGACCTTAGTGTTTCTATAACCAGTGGTAGTATTTCTAGTATGGAAGACTATCGCGCAAGAGTCGGTGAAATACAGGGTGTCACCTATGCTCTTGACGAATTGAAGGCCCTGCTCGAAAAGGCTAAGTATATCGATGGCACTGATAGTACCTGAATACGTCCTCGCGCAACGCGCTGCTAAAGAAAAGGCTGAAGAAGCCGCAAAAGAAAAGTCCCTTTCAGAACGAGTACCACAACCCACAGGATGGCGAGTTCTTGTCATGCCTTATATGGGTAAGGAAAAGACTGATGGGGGTATATATGTACCCGATGAATCCAGAGAACGCGAATCTCGCGCAACCGTAGTAGCTTATGTGCTCAAGGTAGGTCCTTTGGCTTACCAAGATAACGATAAGTTCGGTGGCGAAGCTTGGTGTAAAGAGGGTGATTGGGTATGTATCGGAAGATACGCTGGCTCTCGATTCCAGATCGAAGGCGGCGAAGTTAGAATCATCAATGATGATGAAGTCATTGCAACAATCGTTGACCCCGACGATATCAAAACGTATGGAGCATAAAGATGTTACCTGACGCAGAAGAAAAACAAGTGGAAGTAGCAGAAGACGAGGGACAAGAGATTGAACTTGAGGCCCTTGATAATACTGTTGATACAGAGGAAGTTACGGAAGAAGCCGTCGAAGTAAAGAACGAAGACGAAATTGAGGCTTACTCCAAAGGTGTTCAGCAACGTATTAGCAAGCTTACCAAGAAGTATCGTGATGAAGAAGCACAGAGAGCAGCAGCCGTTGAGTTCGCTGAGTCTGTTAAGAAGCAGAACGATGAGCTTAAAGCACGGCTTGATGCGCTAGACCAGTCTTATGTAGGAGAGTTTGGCACTCGTGTTGATTCTCAGATTGAGGCTGCAAAGCAATCTTATCAGAAAGCTTATGATGAAGGCGACTCTGAGGCTATGTTTGAGGCTCAGAAGAATCTTAGTAAGCTAGCGCTAGATCAAGCTCAACTAGAGCAGGCAAAGCGCACTCAGGAAAAAAGAGCGCAAGTTAGAGAAGAACCTGTTCAGGCTCAACAACCTGTTCAACAACCCGCTCCTGCGAAGCCCGACCCAAAAGCAGAAGACTGGGCTTCAAAAAATGAGTGGTTTGGCACAGATCAGACTATGACTTATGCGGCGTTCGGGGTTCACAGGACTTTAATTGAAGAAGAAGGGTTTGACCCGCAGTCCGATGAATACTATAATGAACTTGACAATCGTATGCGCAGTGAGTTTCCTCAGAAGTTTGGAAGCGCACCTCGCAAAGATACTGGTCCCAGAGTCGCCTCTGCTGAGTCCACGGCCTCACGGTCGAAGTCACCAAAGGGGCGCAGAACAGTGAAGCTGACCCCTTCGCAGATTGCAATCGCCAAGCGGCTGAATGTTCCGCTTGAAGAATACGCAAAATATGTAAAGGAATAAGACATGACTGATTCTACAAAAAGAGCCTCACGGGACTCAGAAACCCGTGCAAAGTCCACAAGACGCAAGTCTTGGGCACCGCCTTCAAAGTTGGAGGCACCAGAAGCTCCCGCAGGCTTCAAGCACCGTTGGATAAGAACCTCTATTCGGGGGGAAGACGATTCAATGAATGTGACATCAAAACTGCGGGAAGGTTGGGAGCCTGTACGGGCGGATGAATATCCTGAGTTAGCTGGACAATATCCAACTATTCAGGAAGGTTCAAATGCTGGTACTATTGGTGTAGGCGGTTTAATGCTTGCACGAATCCCAGAAGAGACGGTCCAAGAACGAACTGAATACTACCGGGAGCAGACCCGCACACAAATGGATGCCGTTGATCAGAACCTAATGAGGGAACAACATCCTTCAATGCCTATCCATAACGATAGGAAAAGTCGTGTATCATTCGGGGGTAAAGATTGACCCCTTTAACTTACAAGGAGTAAGCAATGGCAAACTCAAATGTTGCCTTCGGCCTCAAGCCGATTAATACCGCTGGTAGCACTCCTGCTACTCAGGGTACTAATGCATATTTCATTGCTAGTAATGCGTCAGCGATCTTTCAGGGTTCTCCGGTTAAATGCGTGAACGGTGGCGAAATCGCCATTGGCTCTGCAACTGGAGACACTGTAGCTTTTGTTGGTGTATTTGCTGGATGTGAATATGTTTCATCAGAAACAGGAAAGAAAGTCTTTTCTAATTACTGGCCTGGATCAGGTGCAAACACAGACTTCGATATTATCGGACATGTGTATGACAACCCGATGCAGCGTTTTGTGATTGCAACAGACGCAACTTTCACAGACCAAGCAACTGCTCGTGCAGCAATCTTTGAGAACACAATGCTCAATGGCGGCGCGTCAGGTAGTACAACTACAGGTAACTCTTCTGCAAAGATGGATGTTGCAACACTTGATTCTTCTAATGCCTCTCTTCCTTTGAAGATTGTTGGCATTCAGACAGATGTTGACAACGAAGATTTTGCAGCAGCCGGTCTTCCTGTGATTGTAATGATTAACAACCACGCATTGCTTCAGGCTGATTCTGAAGCAGCGATTTCATAGGGAGTTAGATAATGGCTATTTCTCGCGCACAACTCGCCAAAGAACTAGAGCCCGGTCTTCACGCTCTCTTTGGTATGGAATACAATCGTTACGAAGGCCAGCATGCAGAAATCTTCGACTCCGAGTCATCAGACCGGGCGTTTGAAGAAGAAGTAATGCTGTCAGGCTTTGGTGCCGCTCCTGTTAAACAGGAAGGTACTGGCGTATCATTTGATGATGCACAAGAAGCTTACACTGCTCGTTACAACCACGAGACAGTGGCGATGGCCTTCTCAATCACTGAGGAAGCAATTGAAGATAACTTGTACGACCGTTTAGCATCACGCTACACGCGCGCACTTGCTCGTTCAATGGCACACACAAAGCAGGTTAAAGCTGCTTCAATCCTCAACAATGCGTTTACTGCCGGTGCTTCTGCTGGTGGCGACGGTGTAGCACTTTGTGATGCATCACACCCACTGACAAACGGCGGGACGTTTTCTAACGAGCCATCAACTGCAGCAGATTTGAACGAAACTTCTTTAGAAGACGCTCTAATCAACATTGCAGGGTTCACTGATGAACGCGGTCTAGTAATTGCTCTTAAAGGCATGAAGCTAATCGTTCCACGCCAGCTTCAGTTCGTAGCAGAACGTCTGCTTGTATCAAACCTACGGGTTGGTACTTCTGACAATGATGTGAACGCCATGAAGAGCATGGGTATGCTTCCTGAAGGTTATGTAGTCAACGACTACCTGACTGACACAGATGCATTCTTCATCAAAACTGATGCGCCAAACGGCTTCAAGCACTTTGAGCGTATGGCCTTGTCAACAAACATGGACCCAGATTTCGATACTGGCAACATGCGGTTCAAGGCTCGTGAGCGTTACAGCTTCGGTTTCTCTGACCCACGCGCAGTATTCGGTTCACCGGGCGCAGCGTAAAGTTAGTTACATAAGTTTTAAAGGGCGGGTATTCACCCGCCCTTTTTTATTGTATACTTAATTTACCTTGACAGTCGCACTGGGCGGCTGACACTAGCCACGACAAGGAGATTTTTCATGGCTCTTTCTACTTTCTCTGGACCAGTCCGTTCTAATAATGGCTTCCAGATCCCCGTTGTAACAACAGCAAACCTTCCAGCGTTTGGCAGTGTAGCAGTAGGTACTGTATACATGGTCAGCGATAATGGGGCTGGTAACAACGAATACTGTATTGTAATCAGTACAGGTGCCGCTTGGGTTACCGCTGTAGGCGCAGCACTTAGCTAATAGGAGGTCAATATGCCTGCTTCTATCACAGCAAAAACTGCAACCGCCACAGGCACACTTCTTGGCGGTAGAACTAGACTGAAGTCTTTTTATGTAAAAACTGCAAGCAGTGGTTCTCCAGCGGTTGTGTTTAAAAACGCTTCTGGTGGTGCAACATTATTGTCAATGGTGTTTCATACCTCAGATGACAATCAAATAACTATACCTGACCACGGTATTATATTTGATGATGAGTGCCACGTTACATTAACCAATGTAGACTCAATCACAGGGTTCTTTGGATAATGGCAGGCAATGAAGTCATTGCTAAACATTTACACGCTTCCGGTGTCCTTGCAGACTGCCGGGGGCGTTTTAAAGGTTTTATTGTAAACCACGACACAGGTACGTCAGGTCATATTATTTTATACGACAATGATTCTGCCGCATCTGGTACTGTTGTTTTAGAAGTAGATGAAAAAGGTGCCGGGACTTTTGGTATGGAAATACCGGGCGATGGTATTATATTTGATAACGGTTTGTACGTCTCCCTGCCGTCCAACACTTCAATAACTGTCTTTGTTCAACTGGGAGGTCGATGATGGCCCCAAAGAAGAAAAAGAAACAGGTTAGTCTATCTGTTAAAAAGGGTGAGAAGTTACCAGCATCTCGCGGTGCAGGCCTTACCGCCAAGGGCCGCGCTAAATATAACAAGGCCACTGGTTCAAAGTTAAAGGCTCCACAGCCCGGCGGCGGCAAGCGTAAGAAGTCTTACTGTGCTAGGTCGGCGGGTCAGATGAAGATGCACGGCGTTAGCTGTAAGAAGACACCTAAGAAGCGTATTTGCGCAGCCCGGCGGAGATGGAAATGCTAGCTCATGTTGTTGTAATTTTTAGCACTGCCGCGCTTGGCGTCTTGTCTTGGATAGCTGTCACTGTTGTTGAGTTAAAAACAGACACAGCCGTTATATCTGCAAAGGTAGAAGCTAATCATAAAATGCTGACCCCTTTATGGCAAGATTTTATAAGGACACATAATAATGACAATCTCGCGTGGTTCGATAGGTAAGCAAATGTCAGGTGGTACAAAAAAAGATGCATGTTACAGCAAGGTTAAACGCCGTTATAAGGTCTTCCCGTCGGCGTATGCAAGCGGGGCACTCG